CTCACCGATCTTCGGTTCGTAGAGGGAGATGATCTGCCCAGGGGACATCTTGGTGACGTCAATCCCTTCGCCGAGTGCCTCGGGCTCGACTGCAGTGTAGTAATACACCACAGCATTCTGCATGGCACCCAGCGCACCCCGCGTGGACGCAGGCAAAGCCTTCAGCCGCTCCAAGAGGTTGACGCCCCAAGCAGTCGAGCTTGAGTTGCCTCCCCAAAGATCCTTTGCGAGCGAAGTGAGCTTCTCTACTTCCTTCCGATCGAAGAAAGACGAAGGAATGGCGGTGGACCGCTTGGCAAACGAGATGATGTCTCGGATGACATTCTTCGAGCCTTGATAGTCGCCATCGAAGGTGTTGGTGTAGAATCGGAAGTTGTTCAGCGCATGGATGAAGCGATTGTAACGGACCCGACCCGAGGAAGTCGTCGCAGCCTCCATGTATCGCTCGATTTCCTTGAACTTGAGCTCCATGACCTCGGCGGCCTTTTGATCCTTGTAGGCTTCAAAGGCTTGCATCTGCTTCGGATCGGATCGATCTTCCAACCAAGGCGGAGGACGAACATTCCCACGAGCAGTGTCATAAGCCTTCTTGTGGAGGCCCATGCGCTCTGCAAACATGTGAGTACTGTAGATCGGTACCCCCGCCGAATTGGTCTCCAGCATCTCAGGGTCCATGACCAGCTGAATCTCGAGATTCTTTCGTTCCAGATTCTTCTGCGGGAAGATCATCCCCACAGAACCCAGGAGAGACTTCGTGAGTTCGGCCGCGCGCATGAGCTTGTCGGCCACACGACCTGCGATGGACCGGGCAGTCCATCCCTTGTTGTTACTCAAGAGACCTCGACCAGAGGGCATGGGTGACAGACCCATACGACCACGAGAACCATCGTCGAAGATGATGCTTGCAAGACGTTCGAACTCTCTGGCTTGGGCCTTCAACTCCGGCATGGCCACAACCTGATTGCCGCGAGCAGTTTCGAAGGTTCCGACATCCCCTTCTGCGATCATGCTCATTGCTTGGGTCTTCACCAGATCAAACAGATCGGCACGATCCAGAGGGAGACCGGCATTCTTTGCACCAACAGAAGCGTGGTGCAGCATCGAGGAGATGAAGTTGTTGATCCCCTCCGAGTCTGAGCCTTCACCCTCATGAGGCGTATCTTCCTCTCGCTTTTGACCCATCTGCGCAACGGCGCGCATACCGGCCATGCCGACAATGGCGGCCACTTGGGACTTCGCTTGAGGATCGCTCAGGAGGTTCTTCCGATCCAAGACCAGAAGACCCATGGGAACGTTGTGAGTCTGACCGGAGGCATCGTCGTACAGACGAGTCTTCATGCTCGCTTTGTCCATGCTGTACAGACGACGTTGAGTGGTCTCCATGATGGAGTCAAGCGTGGGAGTTACACGCTGTGCGTAGGAGTTAGACGGTTCAGCAGAGACGGTCTCATCGGTGCGCGATGCCAGGGCAGGCGACGACTGAGGAGAAGTGATGCGATGGCCTTCGACCGTATCCAGAAGCCCCTGGACATTGGCCATCCGGCCTTCCCAATTGGTGCCATCTTCCTGCGGAAGCGCAGCCATGAAATCCGGAACAGCATTGATGGGAGCAGCTTCTTGTTGAACCTGCTCATTCCATGGGATTTGTTCTTGGAGCGAGGGGACTGGACCCCCGGTCTCCGGGTCGATGGCAGGCTGCATGAGAGCAGTCGGCGGATATGGCGCTTGATTGAGAGCCGCAGCCTGAGCAGGATTGCTGATGTCCGGATACTCCGCACCTTCCGGCACGATCAGTTCCGGAGCCTCCTGCGGAGAGGGTACTGAGACCCTCGCACGCGGATCACCCACAATTTCAGGCGGGGTGTAAGAGGCATTGAGAATCCGTTGTAGCTGGCTGAGGCCCGGTTGAGCCTGCGCAGGTGTACCCAACGGTGAAACGTGGATGTTGACTGCCATTCAAATCTCCTACTGAGCCGGACTTGTCCCGGCAATGACTTGTGCGGTCTCCTTCCCGGCAACTGGTATTGAGCCGATGAGAGGAGCCGAGCGAAGAACACGGGCTGCCCCGCGTTCCATTTCTTTCGGTGTTTGCGCTGTAGAAACCCCGTACATTCCTGCCACGATGTTGTCACCCCAAGAGAGCACAGGAGACTCCCCTTTGAGGGTTTGGTATGCTTTTTCTATACTTCCTTCATCCTTGCGATTGCTTCGAGGGTACAAGGGAATCGCACGATCGAGCAGCCCCTGCGCAGAACCCAGGAGACCAGAGGCATAGAGTGCCCGCTGAGCCTTCTTGGAATTCGACTTGATGTAGGGGTTGTCATCATCCCCGTATCCCACAAGGTCCTTGAGCATGTTTGCCATGTGACCAATTAGGAGTGCAGATACGAGAACGGAGAAGGCCGAGAATTTCATTCCAGCATGTCCGTCACGGAGGTAATCCCGATAGAGCCGTGGGAGAACCGTTGCCGTGAAAGTCGCGATGAATCGCTGCATGACGGTGAATACTCGGAGCCGAGGGTCGTGGTAGAACTTCGGAATGTTCGAGGTTCCTGGAGACGCAATGTGAGAGTTCACCATGTTGGTGAGCACAGTCGAGAGTTGACTGTTGAGAATGGCGTGTGTCGAAGTAGATGCTTCTCCAGCAGAGCCACTGAGACCTGTAGACCCCTCGCCAAATTGAACCAGAAGATGGTTGTATTCCGCCTCGGTCTTGATGTCGAGCTCGTCGAAGGCATGAAGCAAGGAAATGATGTCGGCACCGTAGCTCGTGAGCAGAGCCACAGCTTCCTGCTGGTAGCCCGTCATCGGAATCGTACCTGCCAGCATGGCGAGTCGATCTTCAGCCGGAATGGCCTGCAGCGCTTGGATATGTGTCCGAAGGATATCAGACGCCATCGAGAGGAGCGCAATGCGGTTGGCATCGTTCTGTGCCCGGAGCAAGATCATGCGAGAGAAGACACCCATGGCCCGCTGAGCATTCACCGTGTTGGTCTCGAACTTCGCCTGAGAGTTGTAACCGGAGTCGTTGTACCCGAGGCGCTCGAAGAGGGAACGACCCATGATCTTCTCATTGAGCTTCTCAATTTCGCTGGTGATCTGCAGAGCTTCTTCCACCGTTCTCGCATTGTCCAGCGCTTCCCGGAGTTCTTCCAGTCTATCAAGATCACGGCCTCGCGCAGTGGACCTCGAAAGAGCCATCCCAAGCTTGCTGCTTGTGTAGGACGTACCCCGGTTCACATCATCCCGTACTTCTTGGATGAAGGTCTGAGCGAACTTACTGAGCTGCTTGAGGATCTTCTCGGCAGGAGTTCCCAGAATGGCGAACGAAAGTTCTGCGAGCGAAGAGAGCGCCGCCTTCGACAGATAGGCCATCATCGCACCTGTGGACCCCCATGCAACTGCCTTCTCCAGAGCAGGCTTGTCTGCCAGGGAATGGTACTGACCTTCGATGATCCGATACCAGTCTTGGACGTCACGGGTCACCTGCATGCGCTCCGCTTCAGACTCGAACTCCCCGTTCTCATGAGCCATCTGCAGAAGCATCGCAAGCTTCTCACCTCGCTGACCGAGGTACACTTGCTTGGCCACCTTGTTGGCGACTCTCGACTTGAGGTTTTCGAACGATTCGAGCGTTCGACCATGAAACAGATCGTTGAACTGCGAATCCATGAGGATGCCGGTACGACCCAGGACTTCTCTGGCGATCTGCATTTCAGCAGGCTTGCCATCAATGAGCTTGTTGACCGTAGTCTCGGCATCTGTCTGGGTTTCACCCCGGGCCACGAGGGCATCAATCAGACGTTGACGATTCCTTGCGATTTGTTTGACATCGATACTCGCGTCGGTGAAGACGGAGTGAGCATCCTCACTGGAGAGTATGTCAGCAGGATCGAGTCCCAGGGAGCGCAGCAGAGAGGCCATCCGGCGCGTACTGCCGGACACGTTGTCCCACCACCCCTGAAGGATGGGGTTTTGCGATTGTCTGCCCTGAGACCAAGTATTTTGCCACTCATCGCGCAGGAGCGTATCCACACCAGCTTCGTTGGTGCCGAGTCGGGTGGCCAGGGTGGCGCGATCGGGAGTACCCCACTCAGAGATGACCTTCTGCTTGAGACCATCGAAGGTATCTCCAAGCAACACACCCGGAACCATCATAGCCTTGATGATCCCTCGGTAGAGACGGAAGGTGCCGTCATCCTTCGTGATGGAGGGCGTGATTGCAGTCCCCAACTGCCGGAAGAAGTCCAGGGGATGCGTGACCGCCCGCACGAGTTGAGACCACGTGCCTTTCGCTGAGGGCAATGCCAGCAAATCCTTTTCCACGCCAGAACGCTGCAGGTTGGGGTTGGCCTGGGCGTCTAGCTCCGCAGCCTGCAGTTGAGCCGCCACGGTCGGATTTTGATTGTTCGACAGAAGCGCCGCCTGCAGTGTCCGCCCCTCACTCGCCCGGACCCTACGCTCGGCACTGGCAGAAGCTGCCGTGCGCCACATGAGATTGTCTCGGACACGACCAGCGGTATTGATTGCACCACCGGCAAGGCCACCGCCGATGGCAGCTTCGATGAGACCTTCGTAGAAGCCCTTGTCGAATCGTTGCTGAGAGGAAGGCTCACCGGTTTCCGAGAGCATCTGTACTGCCTGCTGAAGAGATTCAGTCACACCTTCTTCCAGCGAAGCCTTGGCTACAGAGGAAGCAGCCGCAATCTTTGCCTCACGCGAAGCAAATTGGGCTCGGGCAAAGCGATGTGCGTCACCTGAAAGTTGAAGGATTTCCTTCTTGGTTGCATCTGCCAGCAGCTTGTCTGCATGAGAGAGAGACGTAGCCTTCCCGGTATCAACCAGGGCTTGCTTGATGAGCTGACGATCTGCTTCACGGAACAAAGAGGTGGCGCCAGTGACGGCCTTAAAGCCGAGAGTATCGAGGACACCCGAGAGAAGACCACCGGAGAGAGCTACAGTGGCGTTCTTCTTGTCGTCAGGTTGGTTGGCATAGAACTGACCAGCGTAGGTGAGAGCGCCAGCACCAGCAGTAACCGCGAAAGCTGGCGCACCAACTGCAGCAGCACCAACTGAGGTAGCTAGCATACCGGCCATCATGGGAAGAGAACCGGCGATCAAGTTGACGGCATACTGACCCGTCGTAGCGATGTCATTCCAACTCTTCTCTCCGTCAGAAAGCTCTCGGGTGACATCACGTAGGGAGATCGTGCTCGGCAAATCAGCCTGCTCGCCCTTGATTTTGTTCTGGTACTCGCGGCCCCACTTGCTCATACCCTCCCACTTGGCTTTGTCTCCCGCCAGTTCGGCGATACCACCGAAGCCGTTGAGGATGTCCAGGGTACCATTCCAGAACGAGGTCCAGACTTGGTCCTTCGCCCGATTGTTCAGGTCTCGGTCGCCGTGACGATTACGAACACCACCCGACACGAAGTCATTGGTGGTGGCGGCAAACATGATTTCTTGCTGGAATTGTTTCTTCTTCTCCTGCAGCTCCAAACGCTTCTCAGGAGAGATCTGTCCGAAGATGTCACCATCGTCAGCTAGGATCTTGTCGATGCGAGCAATCTCCTCCAGACGTTCGCGGATGGCTTCTTCACCCACAAGCCCCTTGAGTGCGGCTCTCTGGGCTTCGTTCTCTGCCTCGACGCGAGGGAAAGCGCGAATGCCGGCTTCACGCCGGGTCTGTTCCATTCGCTCCCCAATGCGCAGGGCAGGATCTTTTTGTTCTTCAGGAGTGTTCTCAAAGAGAAGGCTCACGGCCTTCACCATGGAACGATCCCTCAGCGTCTGACTATCTGTGTGAGCATCCGGCCGAACCAGTCCAACACGAACTGCCTGTGAACTGAGAGAAGAACCATTCCGGTCCACCAGATCCACAACTTCTCGGCCGTAGTCATCCACCTTCCCCGTTGGTACTGCTTGGTCATAACCACCACTCCTTGCAAGGTCATACATTGCCTGTGTTTCACCGACATCTTGGCCCGGAGTGAAGATGGTTTTCGAACGTTGGTGCCCCACTTCGGGAGCTTGGATGCCTTGAAGGCGCATACGCTTGCCATCTCGTTTGATGGTATCTGCGTCAATGAACTCGCCCGTAGGCGAATCCTTGTTGGCAACAAGCCAACGTCCAAAGTCGTCCATCTTCATTCCTTTCATGAGCCGCGAAGGACTCTACAGTTTACGACGATCAGTTGCCCAAATGATGAATGGGCTCCAGCCCTGAGTGAGCGCACGCCGATCTTCAGCCAGACGAGCCTTCTCCTTGGGGGTCAGCTTGTCGTAGCTTTCTGCCATCTTCTTGTAGATCTGGTCATCACTGACCTTTCCACCGGATTGCTCTTTTGCTTCTGCCATTGCCTCTCCGAAGGCCACGTAGGCTTCAGAGGAGACAGGCTTCTTGGCACCCTTCTTGGTGGAGTTGGTGTCAACCACCTTGAAGAACTCATCGAGACGCGAGGGAGCGGTGTAGGCAATGATCTGAGAGTTCATCACTTGATTGACATAGTCGGGTCCGAGATCTTCCAGACGCTTGCCGGATTCAAGGATCGACTGGACTGTGTTCCGGGTGATGTCCCCTGCGACCTTGGGATTTCGGATGATGTTCATCCCTTCCTGTTGGGTCGTCAGAAGAATTCGATCCCGGATGGCATCTGCCTTTGACTTGAGAGCTTCAGAGGAGAAATTCTTGTCGCCGGTTCGAGCCTTGAAGTTCTGGAGAGCATCTTCAACACCCGATTGGATGGCACCTTCTGTGTCCTTCTTCGCCTTGTCGTACTCGGTGGCCTTCATGACTTCGCCGGCATGAGGTTCCCACGCGCCTGTCCGCTCGTCACGACGGAAGAATTGATCTCCGCGCCACTCGCCCCACATGAGTCCACCTTCTCGGTCGCGATACTGGTCACGGCCTTCAGGCTTGGTGCTCTTGCCCTCTGCCTTCGCGATGAGAGCTTGCATCTTCTGGTCACCCATCGTACCTGCGAGAGTACGATTTGCTTGATCGAGATACGCTTCTTTGAGCTGCCAATCACCCTTGTTGCCTGCTTCGCGTGCCTTCTCGTAGAGATCTTCAGCAGCACTCCGGCGAACCGGGTCCATGATTTGACCTTGAAGAACCTTGTACTGATCCTCTTGGGCCTGGGTGCGATTGATCACATCACGACGTTGGCTCTCTCGCGTGGCCTTGCCTTGAGTGGCTTCTTGTTGCTTGATCTGAGCTTCAGTGAGCCTGCGACCTTCGGCAACCTTCATGGTGTCCTGAGCAGCAAAGCGGAGGGAACCCAGAGGGGAACCACCGAAGAGCATGCCGCCGGCAGCCACGAGCGCGAATCGACCAAGATCCTCTTCACGGATGAGACCTGTCGGACCCCAGACTTCTGAGAGTCGCTTGGCCAACCAGCCTTGGTCGGCATTGGGGTTGTTCTTCGCTTCTTCCGCGAGGATGTTCATCTGTGAGAGAACTTGAGGGCTTGCCGCAGTCTTCTCGAAAGCAGACATGAACCGGCCATCACTGGATTCAGTGGAGACCGTGGTCACAGGATCACGCTTGATATCGATGGTCGGATCGATGGGAGCCACAGGAGGAATGACCTCCTCAGGAGCACCGATGCGCGGTACTTGATTCGCATTGCTCGCAGCTTGAATGCCTTGGTTCCACTGACCCACAGAGGTTTCTTGAGGATTCTCCTGGGCGTACAAATCACGCATCGCTTGCCCCCGAGCCTGCCGAAGAGCCTCTTCGGGTTTCATCCCCGGGACGACCACAGGGTTGATGAATCCTCGGCCACCCCCTGCACCAGTCGGCGCGGCAGCGGTCTCAGCCACCGGAGGAACCATCAAGTTGATGTTGGTACCAGCTTGCCCGAAACCTTTGGGCGGCGGAACAAAGCCTTCAGGCACTCCACCTGCCAATGCAACTTGATTCGCATACGAAGAATCCATCAGCCTTTGTTGCTGCATGAGATCCTCTACCGTCGGGATGTTGGTCGCACCACGAGCAGCCCATTCGGCTTGCCGCTTCTCTGCTTGCTTCCGAAGTTCGTCTTCACCGACTACACCACCGTCAGCCATACCTTCCATTGCGTTCTTGTGACGGCCCTCCTGAATGAGGGCGTGGATGATCGGCTTGTTGGCAGGATTCTGAGCAGCAGGTTCCGGGATGACTGCCTCGCCGGGAGTCAGGAGAGTGGGGATGGTATCCGATTCATCTCCGCCCACTCGAATTAGAGGTGCCGCTGATTCGGCTACCTTCTTTTTTGGGGCAGTACTCTCTCCCGAAAGAGGACCAGCAGCCTTCTCCTGAATCTTCATGTCGGAGAGAGTCTGGGCTTCGTTTGTCTTGATCTTCTCTCGACTTCCACTGTGGAAGATCTTGAGAGCTTCGCCGACGAGCTTCAATGAGTGGAGCTCTTCTTTGTGGCGCACTGCCTGCGAGTCAGGCTCCTTTACCAGTTGATACATAAGAGCTCCTCTGTTTCATTCAATAGCCGCGAGCATCGCCACTGGTGACGAACCCTCTCCCACCACCTACGAGGGAAGGAGTGAATCGCGACGGCGCGTTCTTGACCGGGAAGGTGGTTGCCGGCGGCATGAAGGTATTCTGCTGCATCGGAGCAGGCGCAGCCTGTTGCGGGTTTGGCATACCGGCCTGCGCAAAGAGATTACTCAGTGCGGGGCCTTTCCCACCAGTAGGGTTGCTCGAAGCGGTAGTCTGAGCCGGACTTTGAGCCGCAGGAGTAGGTGACGGTTGTTGCATTCCGGAAGCATCCGCGGGGTTCTTACCGCCGACATTCGATGTACCGTCCGCATAACCGACTGCCTTCCTCTCAGCTTCATCCAGCTGACGTTGACGCCCAGAGATGTCTTTCTTGGCGGAACCCAGCATGCCCTCCGACCCCATGACCATTGCAAGGATGCGATTGAAGATGGAAGGTTGTTGCTGAGCAGCAACCAATGCGGCTTGTTGCGCACGCTTTGCCGCGATGGCCTGCGCAATGGCGGCATCACTTAGAGAGTTCGCGCCGGGAACACTCTCAGTGCCATCAGCAAAGCCGAGAGCACCACCGAGAGCCTTGCCGAGCATTCCACCGACAGCAGCGCCAACCACCGGGATGGGAATCAATGCCTGGCCTGCAGCCTGACCGGCCAGTTGTCCAACAGCCTTGCCGGCCGAACCGGTGGACACAAGGGTTGATAGCGCACCGAGGGGATTCACACCACTTACAGCATCCCCCATCACACCACCACCTGCCGCAGTTGCGCTCGCAAGAGCCGTTTCTGCGTCACCGGGATTCAGAGCAGCAGCAGCAGCGAGCGGAGCCGCCGGAGTCGAAGGAGAGAAAGCACCCTTCACCGCATCGATGCCTTGCTTGGCGGCATCTTGAAGCGGACCCTTGTTGAGAAGTCCTGCGCTCACATCCTGACCAAGGCCGGCGAGAGCCTTTTGCTCATCACTCGGACCCATCATCAGAGGGGCAGGAGCCATGTCACCACCTGCGCCGAGCGGCATGATGGCATTCTTGCGACGCGGGTCGCTCATGTCGATGCTCAAAGGACCGTTCATTTCCCACCTCCTGATGCGACCGCCTGCTGACGTGCCGGATTGCCGTAGATTGCAGAAGCAAAGCGTTCAATGCCCTGCCATGCCGAATCCAGACCTTGTTGAGTGATGCCTCGTTCTGCTTGTCCGAGGGAAGCAAGTGCATTCGCACCGCCTGTCGCCAGAGACTGGCCTGCCGTGTTTGCCCTTGAGAGGGCGTCGTTGGCCTGCATTTGATTGGCGAACTTCTTCTCTGCGAGCGCGGCCTGAAGCTGGGCGTTGGAGTTCTGCACTGCATTGGCCTGTCGAGCGCTGCCCAGAGTGCCGCGAGAAGCGTAGTCGCCGCCGATTTTGGCGGCATTCATTTTTGCCTGCAGGATCGCCGCGTCCTCCAAACCCTGGTCCACCCCACCCGACTGCGCGAGCGCAGCCAACCCGGCGCGCTGAGCATCATTCGTCCGCAATCCCCGCGAGGTCTCCTGGCCGATGGCCTGTGCACCACCACCGAAGGCCGTGTTGAGGTTGTTGTTGGTGCCCGCCACCTGAGAGAGTTGTCCTGACCCAAAGGCCGAAGATGCAGTCTTGGCGACGTTCTCGATGTAGGGCCGTGCCCAAGAGGGGATGGCCTCTACGGTGGAAGTCTTACTACCACCCTTGTAGAAGATTGTGATTTTCATTGAGAGTCCTTTCTCAGCCCAGTAGAAGCAGCACGCGCCCGTCGGCGCCTGCTGTACGTTGAGCGCCGCCGTCGCCCGCACCGGAGCGGTCGCCGTCTGCACTGTTGCCAGGCGATGTGCCCGAGCCTGAAAAAATCGATGCACTGCTCGCGCTGCCGAGGTAGGACGAGCCTCCACCGCCGCCGCCCGTCGTGCCGGTGGACGGGCCGGCCTGGTTCGGCTTCGGCCGCAACGCGCAGCACACGGCGCTGCTGAGCGAGATCCCCGCGCAGGCGCTCACCTGAAGCGGCGCGCGAAATTTGCGGCTGAGCTGCTGCGATAAACGGCGCTGAGCCGCGTTGCGGCAACGGGAATGGAATTACGCCCAGCGCAAAGCCCCTGACCAGGGTCAACCGATCTCGATCATGTTGACCGTGTCAACGAAGCCGCTGCCGGTGATGCCTGAGAAGCTGCGCGTCCCGCTCTGAACGCCCAGTTCCTCAAGGATCCGGAGGGCAAAGTACGTGGGCGGGTTGGTCACGTAGAGGCGCGAGGTCATCCCGGCGTAGGTCAGCATGTTGTTGCCGTTGTCGCGCGAGCTCCAGAAGGCCAACAAGGCGCTGGATGCACCCGTAGGGTTCGCCAGGGCCGGCGCGGTGATCTCCGCGGACGTAGTCTGGTCGTAGGCCCCCACCTGAAGCACCGAGAGCGGCGCCGAGCCGCGGTACACCGCGGTGGCGAAGTAGCCCAGGTTCACCGGGAAATTGGTGTGGTTGGCCGCGGCGTTGCCCTCGGCGTACAAGGAGGAGTAGAGCGCGTGCCCGAAGCCGTGGCCATCGAGGTGGGTGGCGAAGCGCGTCCACCCTGAGGGAGCCTCGCCGGCCGCTCCCGCTGAATTGACGAGCTTGAGCAGCACCAGGTCGCCCGTGGCCACAGAGCCCAGCGTGTCCAACGCGGACGAGATGAACGTCGGCGGCGTTCCGCCTGGCGCGCCGCCGGCACCCAGTAGAAGCCGCTTGACGGCTGCACTCCCAACATGCAGTTTACCCATGATTGAGCTCCTTCCTCATGACAACATAGGCTTCCTTGTAGCCTGAAATTTCTTTTGGAAGAGTCTTTGCCCAACCTCGACGACCCCATTGTTCGACGGCGGTACAACCTTGTTCAAGGGCAAACTTTTCCAAGTCTGCATGCAGATGCGCAATTGATTTGAAATCATCGGCCTCGTGAAGAACGATGTGCAACGTTTTATGACGCGCATAGGTGAGAATTTGCGTGAGAACAACTCCCACAATGGTTGTGAGGTTGTCATCGGTGAGCAGCCATAGCTGAGATGCACCATTCACCAATGACTTATGCCAGTCACAGAGTTTTGATTCACCCGCACCATGCGAAAGGGCACGAGTCAGGCGGTCCGAGACTAGGGGCCAGTAGACCATGACCTCTTCGGGATGGATTGGGTGGATTTTCATTGGACTGTTGGTCTTTCTGTGTTATGTTGAGCGGATCCTTCCATGGGGTCCGGCTTCGGAGAGAGTTCTTCAACTTGCTTGCGCAGTAGTTGGTTCTCAGCTTCCACGACCATCAAGCGAGCTGCAATGAAAGCAGATTCTTGCATTGCGGTGTCGCGTTGATTGGTCAGGATGGTGATCAGAGCTTGAACTTCTTGCATTGTGAGTACCTACCAGAGAATTGTTGCGCAGAAGTGGACCCAGGCCTCTGCCAGGAGACCACCGAAGATGGAAAACAGGACGTCTTTTGGATCCACAGTGCCGCGAGTTTTTCCAGTGGCATCATCGTATTCCTTGAGAAGACCAACCAGGATGGCAACAACAAAGCCACCCCCTTGGATGAATAACGCGGGGAAAATACCGGCAGCAAAGCCGCCAAGCATGTGGAGTTGTTTGTCTTTTGCAATAAACATTTGATCTCCTAGATCAAGAGTTTGCGCCTTTGATTACAGCAAAGTTAAACACTCTTGCAGTGTTTGCCGAAGCTGACCCCAATGGATTGATGATTCGGACGGTGAAGGCACCGGTTGTCACGTTTGTCACATCCAAACCCAGTTGATCTGAGCCGTTGAATCCGGACACCGGGGTCAGCACGATGTTGTCGTATTGAGTCACGACACTGTTGTTGACCACAAACTCTGTTACTGTGTTGGCACCCAGAGAGACCGTGAATCCCGTGATTTGGCCAGTGGGCCTGTCCAAAGTGACTGCGGTTGATTCGCTGGTTACCTGTGTGACGACTCCACCGGCGCCTGTTCCGTAACCAAGCCCGAGTGTCGTGCCGACGAGCGAGAGCCCCAGCATGGACACCATTCCAGTGGATCGTGAGACACTGAGAGGATTGTCTTGGAAAGTACCTGAGTCGTTGTACCGCTTCAGAACAAAGTCAGCGGTGGTGTCAGGTGTGAAACCATGAAACCAGTAGCGAACACCGCTGTTTTGATACTCCACCCAAGCCTCATGGGCGGTATTGGATCGCTGGAGGCGCAACCGGCCTCCATTGCTGAAACCACCGGTACTGTTCAATGCATTTGCAGTCAGGTCTTCATAGAAGGTGACTGCTGCAAATCGACTGATGTCGAAAGCCAACTGAGGAGCCGCATTGTTGACAATGTAGAAACCCAACGTCGCGTAGTCGCCTGAGCTGGACTGTGTGGACCGGATGAGGGCACCGCGAGCGCTTGTCGGATTGGGACGCAACTCCAGCTGAACTGCAGTGCTGACAGTCGTTGCAACAGGATTTCTTAGGGACAACGCAGTGAACACGCTGCCTGACACTGACTTGGAGATGGCCTGAATGTCTGTAATGGTGCGAGTCCCATCCGCCAGTACGTACTGTGTATGGGGATCCCCTGCCGCAACGTGAGCAGCTATTGCTGCGGCGACATCGGCCGCTACCTCTGCTGCAGTGTGATACTGCGGGTGAGGGTCCAATGCGGCCACGTGTGCAGCAATTGCGGAAGCTGCTGTACCCACCGGATCATAGAGGCCATCCGCTTCAGTCGGGAGCAAGCCCGTCTTGTTGTTGAAGGCGCGGGCTAGCTCTGCCAGGAAGAAGTCAAGCTCTTCGTTATCTGTCCTTGGAGGCACGAATCTCATCGCCGGGACTCCTCTTTCAGCTCGATGGCAATGAACGGTAGTGACAGTCGGCCATCTGTATTTGACCGACACTGAATTCCAAAGGAGAAGATTCGTCCGTTGGTCTTCAGCTTCTGAATGTATTGTGCATGCGTTGCGACACCACCGTCCAGAGAAGGCTTGGTGGGTGTGAAGGTGACCTCCACGTTGTTCGTGTTGCCGGGATCGATCTCGAGTTGACGACCATCAGGTACGAATGTGCCGCCACTTCCTGTTGATACAGCATCGTCGATGATGGGCTCGATGCCTGCGAGTGCCGGGTAGACGTTCTGCGAAGCGAGCTTGATGTCGTAGTCGGATGTGTTGTCCGGGAGCATGAACAAGCCTGTGATGAGCTTTGCCGCCGAGGGGTCTTCACCCATCATGAGACGGTTCTTCACCACCCATTGGTAGTACCCTCGAAGCACGACGCCACTCTGAACGTTCACAGTGAACATGCGAAGCGGAGTATGAGCCACCACAGAGGAGATTGACGTCTCTCGACCATCACCCCCGTCAAACTCTACGAGGTAAGCATTGTTCGCCAGTCCGTAGAGGACTTCCGTACCAGGGATGAACTGCGCAATGATCGCACCAGTCGTGCCAGTCCGAACAAGCTGGTTGCCGGGGAAGCAGACACGCGCGCAGGGCAACTCGCGGAACGTCAGACTATTGTCCTTGTAGTTCCAAACCATAGCCAGCGTGGCCCCATCGGCGTTACCGGCAGGCGGGAACCTGCGCGAGCGGTAGTTGATCCAGATCTCCTTGTACCGCCGATTGATCGTAACGTGGGTCTTGCCCAGGTGAGCGCGATCAACGTCGTTCAGGAAGAAGTCCCGAGCACGTCCTTCGACGATCGACTCGAAGCTGCCCGATCCGTTGTGGATGTAGATGTCGTTTGCATCGATGACCAAATGCTTGTTGTCGAACTCCACCACACAGTTCTTGTTGAGAATGCCGTGGTCCTGCGAGTAGGCTTGTGCCTGCACGAAGCCGTTGTTCACAGAGAGCGTATGAATCGAGTCCAAGCAGTACACGAACATGCTTCCACGAAGCTCAGCCATGTCGGTGATCGGGGTCTTCGAGTTGAGCTCAAACGAATCGGCCAACGCAGCAGTGTCGCCCGGTTCCCAAGTCTGAGGGAACGAGCCTACAGGTGCAGGCACCGAGACTCGGACCGTGACAGGTGCGGGAGTGACGTTCACGCCGTCGTTGATCGTCAGGTTGCCAGCGACCAGCGAGTACCCGAAGGTCTTGATGACTTGCGCCGAGACGGTATTGCCGTCATAGTTCCACCCAGGGAACTGGCGGAACTTAGTATCTGTGGCACTCTCATCTTCGAGACAATACACGGGAGTATGAACGCCGTCGTTAAAGAACACCGCACGACCACCGCCGAAGAGACCGCCTTGCCACTTGGTCGTGGGATCGAGGTACCCCTCGGAGGGATACGTGGCGTCTAGATCCGAAGAGAAGTCCGCTGCTGTGAACTGTTCGCCTGCGGTCGTACCGCCGGAAGGCTTCGGGGTCAGTGCCCAGATGTGTCCATCAGACTTCGCGACCATAATGACAGCGCCATCTGTACGCGGCCAGAAGAGCGCTTCGAGCGCGTTGGAGATAGACGAGGCCACCGTCAGGCGAACCTCGTCACCAGGGATGCCGATGATACGACCATCCCGGAAGCGAACGTTGAGCGCATTTGAGAATGCATTCGGAGGCGTGAGCAACGAAGGAGGATCCGGGATCACGCCGATCTTGGCAAGGTCTTTGATTGGAACAATCGGCATGACTGTCTCCTAGTTTGGTTGAATCACATAGCCTCTTCGGCACTCTTTGAGGGCCTCTTGGAGTCGGACTGCTGCGGCAGCCTCCCCTGCAAGAAATTCTCCATCCTCCCGATAAAGTCCCGCTCCAGTGCTTCCTGCTCCTCGTGGCTGAGAGGCGGAGCCTTCGACTTGACTGGACGGTCGGATTGGACGCTCGCGCAGCTGGCGCACAAGAGCGTCATGCCGAGCAGTAAGCTTCTTGAGAGCTTCATGTTTGTCCTTCCTTGCTTCTTCTTTGGCTTTCTCTAGATCAGCTTTCAGCCTGTCGATCTCAGATTGGTTTTCCAGTTGGCATTCAGCCTTACCTGCTGCAAAGCCTTTGTCATGCACATTATCGTACAGAGTCCAAACCAGAAGACCCACCGACAATAGACTACCAACCCAGATGGAAAGCTTTCGGAGAATGGCACTTGATTTGAATGCGAGTTTTATTGCCCCAAACATTTCTTGTATTCCCCTTCACGTCGGATCGTGAGACCGCGTAGAGGAGACCCCTTGAACTTGTCCCAACGAAGGATTTGCTTGCAAGCTTCAAGGTATTCTTCTCCATTGAGCTTCTTCACCAGAGTTGAACTGCAGAAGGCACCAACACCGATGTTGTATGCCAGCGACAGATACGCATCGAATTCGTACTGAAAGAGCGGAACCTTGATGCATTCCTTGATTCCCTTCGCGTGTTCTTCTGCATCTGCCTGAAGACGGATGAGAGCGCGAACGGGGTCGGTCTTGTCCCCGGACTTCACATTCTTTGTTGCCCCGAAACCATTTGTGGGGACATCCCCTGGCACGGGAGGTTTGGCAACAGGTTCGTAGCCCTCGTAGGCAGCAATCCCAACGAGCGTGCTTGCGGAGAGAATCAACGAACCGATGAGCGTTCGCTTCATCATTCCGAACTCCCCTTCCCCTTTCGCATCACATCTTTGACGATGATGACAAGCTTGTGGGCGATCATGAGGACCGTGTAAACCAGGGTCGCCCACAACAGGATGTCTGATACGGGGTACCCGGCGATCGATGCCGTGGTGACCGAGATGGGCGCACCAAGCTTGGCAGCAGCTGATGCAGCGGTTTCTTGGGATGTTTCTTTAAGCATAGATTCCTCTTATCCTTCTAGGACTGCGACCTCAGAGATAGTGACGGCCGGGCCTGTAGTTGGGGAGTTTAGAATAACATACGCATGCGCAGTATCTGTGCTCCCAAATCCTGTGGTATAACCGCTTCCACCAGCAATCTCAGTTCCATTTCGAGTAAGCGACCAAGAACCATCTGTACTGTCCATGATCAACTCAAACACTTGCGAGCCTATGTAATTGGAACCACTTGTTAGGTTGACTGCTGTGAGTCCAACTCCTGGCACAATAAGTTGCGCCACAATGGTATTAGAGAAACCCGAAACAGTTGTACCCGCGCCGATTGCGATGATCTCGAGATATACAACAGTATCCTCGTTAGGGCCAAGAGGATCCTGCATAACGGCAAGAGCTACAGAAGCCGTTTCAGCGCTGGCACCACCGGTGGGAATTGCGAGACCGTCTGGAAATGACAATCGCAAGGCAATTCGACTCGCAGCACTGAGGCTGTTCAATGGATTTGGATCGTAGGTGAGCAGCGAAGTTCCATCAGCACCGAAGCCAACAAGACCAGTGAGGACTCCACCAGACACTTCAGGCTCAAGATTCACAAATGGTGAAGCCCAAGCAGCACCGCCAAGTTCCGGAGCAAGACCGTCAAGGGGCGCATTGATTAGGAAAGTGTCCTGGAAGACCTCCACCAGCGGAGGAACACCTGATACTGTGATGTAATCCTCTTCTTCGTGAACATCACCACCACTGGCGTTGGTTGCGGTGAGCCTCACCGTGTAGGTTCCATCGGCCTCGTAGGTGTGAGTTGGATTTTCCAGACGAGAGTATTGTCCGTCACCGAAATCCCAGAACCAGCGAGTGGGTGTTCCGGTCACGTTGCTTGTGAAGACAACCTCCAGAGGCGACTCACCGGAAACAACATTGGCAGAGAAACCTGCTGTGAGAGACAGTTGTCGAATATTCGAGCCGAAGATTACTTCTTTGGTTTGGCTCTGCTCTGCGTTTGATCCGCCGCGACCAGTGAACGTTCCGTCATCTTGGTTCACTCCTGAGAAAGCGTGGAAGCTCCCGCCGTCATCCTCTAACACTGGAGTCTGAAAGGAGCCGCCTACGTCTTGGTTCTCAAGCGTGTAGTTCTTCTGGTCGCTCAAACGTTGGTGCGTGCTTGAGCGGGGAGTGGTCATTCCACACCTCTCATCTGGTGTCCGTTTTCAACCGTATGCCTTGCATGGCAGTTATGACAAAGGACTTCGCATTTTTTGAGTTCTTTCACGATATCCTCCCATGGTAGTGAGTGCATACGCTTATTGTTACGGCTTAGTCGTTTGTCTTTCTTGTTTGGATCCTTATGGTTGAACGTCAGCTGTTCTGGAGTAAATGACTCTTCCCATTGGCACTCTTCGCTTTCGCAACCAGTTTTCATTTTGATCTTTTGCAACCAACGAAGTTTATTTCGCGTTGATCGAGTTTGATTGCAGACGCTTCTGTCTATAGAAGATGGATCTGTATGGATACCACGAGGATGTACTGGGATGGGTGGAATTTTCATGATTAGATCATCCCACCGGTAGCCACATTCATTTGGACGTTACCGCCCTTTGCGCGTCGGAACCTTTCTTCACGGTTCAGGTCATCGATGATGCTCGTGAAGCGCTTCTCGTAGCGTACTTCCATCCCTTCATGATCTAGGAATCCTGCCAGGTGGTAGATCGAACCGTAGAGGACGATTCGCTCGTTGCCATCGATCAGCCAGTTCCAGAGAGGCGCGCCTTGGTATTGCACAAGGTTGACGGTGCCGTCGATCTCATCGGCCAGAGCATCCGCAGCGGCCACCCCGACATCATCGTTGTCGAAGGCGGCAACAGAGTCGCCACCCGAATCATATACGATGTTGAGGAATCCATTCGGGGTCGTGGTGCCATCCCAAATCGCCAGCGTAAGCTGGTCGTCCCATTGCCGGGAGGTATCGTAGTTCGAGGCAACAACTGCGTACACCGAGGAGTCACCCACACCAGGGGTTTCAGGATCGGTGTACCGCTCGGCATGCGACAGCCTGCGGTAGTAGTGGATGCGAAGAGTTTCACCTTCATCCAGCTTCGGATAGACATGCAGGAGCGACCCGCTCCAAGCATATCGATGTGTCCTGTAGTGCTCGCCTCTCTGAAGGAAGTTTCGAATCTCAGAGACCTCATCGAACATCGCATTGATCTTCCCCGTCGCACGATCAACGTGGGCAACGTAGATGAACTCAATCATGTCTGAAGGGATTTGAACGGTGGAGAAGTCTTGATTGAAAGAGTTCGAGGACGCTGAGATGATCAAGTCTCGGGTGAATTCCATCGGAGGAATTCGAAGCTTGCGGCAGGCATCGTCAACTGCGTACTGCACGCAGTCGGCAATCACCGTGTTGGAGACCACTTCCGTGGAATTTTGGTTGGCCCACGAGCGAACCTTCGCGAGCAAGTCAGTGTAGGCACTCATGGGAAACTCCTTTAGACCTTGTGGGACATCAACAGATACGGGTAATCTGACTTCACGATGGCCAGCAACCGCTTACCGTTGGCAGGATTGGAATTGAAATTGGGGGCATGGACGTCCAGCTTGTACTTCGTGAGGATATCGATTGCCACGATATCCGGAAGGGTGAACGCAGGTCTCCAATGGGACTTGTGCAGGTTGTGACGATTATCCCACTGCTTTTCACGCGATTCTGCCGCATGCTGCAAGTACGGCGTGATGTCCTGGTTGAGCCGGAAGTTCTTTGCATCTGTCGCAACTGTGAACGAGCCAGGGTCTTCGTCAATTGATTTCCATGGCATCACACATTACTCCAGACAATACCAGCTAGCTTTCCTGCTTGGGAAATGCTACCAGCTTGGTACAGTGTGGTGGCCACGTCGGCGGCGACATCGATGGTGGCGGCGGCGCCAGCATCGTCCACGTAAGAGAAAGAAGTCATCTTCCCTGCGGCACTGATTGTGATCGAGAGAATGGCAGAGGCGTGATACAGCTTCTTGGCGCCAGTGGCGCGGGTGGTGGCGAGAATGTCCATGTGAACTCCTAGCAGTAAATTTCTTGAGGAAGCATCATTCCGTTTGCACGGCGAGACATGATGCCGAAGATGAGCTTGTCCCATCCCCTGAGGCCCAGGTCGCGGGAGTACTTATTCTCGACAGTTTGTTTTGCGTTGTTCTTGATGTCTTCGATTGACCTGTGATGTAGGGTATTCACAGGAATGTCTTTCAAATGTTTCAAGACCATGTCTGCCAAGGCGGCAGGATCCTTGTACGGGAAGAGGAGCCCATTGAAACCGTGCTTGATGACTTCTCTCACAGGACCGGTGTCAGAGCCGAGGACAAGTTTTCCTTGCCCCATGACTTCGAGGCAGGACCACGAGAGCACGCCGGGGTGGTTGTAGTGGACATGAACCTTGGAGTGTTGGATGACTCTCATCCACTGCTCGTGGGGAATCTTGTCGAAGAAGGTCACTCGTTCCCACGGGAGGCCCTTATAGGCGTCAATCAAAAGCGACTTCCAGTCGTCAAAACCGGGCGGGGTGGGGTCGTAGGTTCCCCTCGGGCTGCCGACGATGAACGCGCGGGCTTTTGGATTGCCGGCGAGAATCATCGTGAGTGCCTCGACGAAGTGGTGGAAGCCCCGGGAGGGCTCCAGTGAGCGCGCCGAGAAGGTGACAACAGGGTCTCCGACCTTGACGTCGGTGATGTCGAACGGTTGGTATGTTCCCGTATCCACACCTTCATGGATCACTTCGATCTTACCGTGAAATTCCTTGGGATGGAGATTCTTCTGCCAAACCAAGGGTGAGACTCCATGGTCACAGTTTGCAAGTGCATGGAGCCGGGACATGTAGTCCAGATGAACCTTTGTGAAGTCATTCTCTGTCGGAGGGAAGTTCTCATCGAAACCGATGGAGGCACGCTCGACACCGGGCTTCGGAGGCTTGTAGAGCTCCATGTGTTCACAGAAGTGAACCAGAGTGACGTCAGGGAAGTGGTCCTTCACATACATCGTGGACAACCAACCGGGGTGTGCAACGATGATGTCTGGCTCCCAGCCTTCTTTCCGGAAATCCAGAAGGGCCTGTAGGAAGCCTCGGGCATGAAGGAGATTGATTTCCATCTGCCACAGGTATTTGTTCTCGCCGAAGCGAATCTTCTCAGGCTTGTATTCGTAGCCGTAGATATTGTCCCACGACCAGCCATGATTCTCAAGTCGATGACCGATCGGGTCATTCTGAAGGATGCGGCCATCGGGTACGACGATTCGAACATCCCATCCTTCTCGATTGGACCACTGACTGGCAATGTGTCCAAACTGCCCCGGGAAACCAGGGTGAGTTACGACGATCTTGGGGCTCATTTGTTCTCCTCTTGAGCTCAGACTCATTCCGGAAAATGGAGGAGCCGAAGCCCCTCCACTCTCGATCATTTACGCGGTCGTCTTGCTGACGGTCGCGTTGCCGTAGCTGGATAGCGCCGATGCGACGATATCCAGTGCGGCTTGCACTGCGGTCACCGAGGTCGTTGCCGAGGCAGGACCCGAGTTGAAGATCACCGGGAGCGCACCCAGCAGGGTGGACAGTTGGGTTGCCAGAGATTCAGCGGTGTCACCACCGCCGAGACTCAGGTTGGTTGCAGCCGTGACTGCGATCTTGGTGGTTGCCATGGATCAAGCTCCGTTCAGTTGGGTG